TTTTCCCGTTGCTTAGAACGTATATCGACTGACCATTTCCGAGGTCAATCTCTTGTGAAATTGGGTTATCAGGGTCAACGCGTTCCGCATAGTCACGTCGCTCTCGCACGCGGAAGCGTCCCGCTTCCCCAGGCTCCGTGCTGGCATACGACTCGTACCGGTTGCCAGACTCCCCCTCATTTAGTTTTGAAGCTTGCGCGTCAGCAGCGCCCCTATTCTTATAAAGCTGGTTGTCATAGTCTGCCCGGTTTTTTATATAGGCGATCCATGTACCATCCGGCCGCAAACTAAGGCCAATCATGCGCACATCTATATTTTGGCCCGTTGCCTGAGTGCGCTCTAAGGCATATTGGTTACGTATTTGCTGTTGCTGGAAGACACTTAAATCTTCTTTGTATGGAACAGCCCGCGTATCAAGGTATTCTGCTTCACTCATGCCTTCCGGCACTTCGTAAGTCTTGTTCACATCCTCAACAAGGACAGGCTCAAACCAAGCATTTTCAGCCATATCCCCAGGTAAGGTGAAATCAGTAGCTTGTGCCATTACGCAAAGCCTCCATTATTACCAAGCGGCAAAGGTCTTTCATCTGGTTCTGCCGTCCTGGGCGCAAGTAAATCCAATGTTGCATCTCGTCCATTATCTTTCAAGAATGTCTCTCGTACTTCCGGCGGGCCAGAACGTAACTTATTGCGCGCCGCAACCTCTGACACCTCTTCTTTACCCAGAGGTACAGTTGTTCCCTTTTTAACAGCCTCTAAAGCACGCAAGCTTTGGTTGTGTATAGCTGCTTGAACTTCTTCTACAGCTAGCTGGTACGGACTTTTACGTCCATTTGACTTACCTGAACTCTGAAATTTTATAGCCATCTATTAACCTGCCAAATTCTGGCCGACCGGTGAGGGCCTGGCCGTATCCGGAGTTATAGGTTGACGGGTTGGCCGACCACCAGGGCCGCCACCCCCAGGACTACCATCAGGGCCGAAGCCCGGGCCACCACCCATCATAGAATCAACCATGGCCTGTTCGCCAGGCATGCCTTGCTGTTCTTGTTGAGCCTGTCGCTCTTCTTCTTGCTGGAGCATCTCTAGTAATCCTTCTTCCCGGGCCGCTTCCTTAGCAAGGATTCTCTGGATCATCGGATCCTCACGTATGGAATCAACCAGCAACCGATGCCTTTCACCAGTAGCATCTTCAAGCCTGGCGTCCGCGCTCCAGTACGTTTCCTTGGATTTAACGCCTGCCTGTACCTCGCGCAGACCAAGTTCACGTGCCTGGAATTGAATCACTGGATCCACTAATTCAAATGAAACCTTCACTTGATAGTCTTTCTCGATGTCAGCACCACTGATTTCGTGGCCCTCGACAATCAAAGACAGCTTCATAGTGTCAATCAGGCGTAATATATGCATGCCTGAACGGGACGCTAAATGCTCTAATTGTTTAGAGGCAGTAGCAAATTTACGGGAAGCGGCTGTAGACAAGATGGCCTGTTGGCCGACGGTGCTAACACCCTGCTCCCTGATACCGGCCAGTGACTGGGCGTACGTACCCAGTTCCAGATCTCGGTCGATCATTTGTTCAGATTCAAAGACATAACGTGGGAGTTGCTGGACTTCCATCCAGCCGACCTCGCCACGGTTAGCAACTTCTAATATATCCCCGCGGGCGCGCTGTTCTTGCAGTTCAGCAGCGTCACCAGTCGTAACCATCGGGTTAAACGCAGCCTCAATAACGGCGTTATGTCTAGCTGCGGACTCTTGGGCTTGTGCTTTCAGGGTATCCCTGGCGTGATCTAGTATCCCAACTGCTAAGAATGATGGGTTGAACTCTTCTTGTTCTGTGGGTTCTTGTCCGTAGCCAGCAAATGCGTGGGCGTACGGTATGAATCCCCAGGAGTTACGCTCCACGAACAGCATGTCGCCTGCCGTTGTTGCCATCGCGTGCCACTGCTCGCTCCAGTATTCGTCGCATTCGACCATCTTGTACGGGTTGTCGCCGTAGTCGTACACATCTACTTCTACATTGCGTCCTTTGGTTTTGTGATCAGCCCGGGCGCTAGTAAGTAGATATAGATCATAAGCTGTACGGTAGTCATGACGCACACCCATACGCGGGTCCTTCCGTAGGGGATCCAGAAGAACTCGCGCAGGATGGTGCGCCACCGTGCGAAATGGCATCATTGTCTTTCGTTGGTGTTCCCAGACGCTGATCCGTTGCGCAAATTCCTCTGCGCTTTCGCCTCGTAGCTTGCGTGGCTTGTTCCGACGCTTAGCTAGGCAGTCACCATCAACGCTGGTTTCAACAACGGCATATCCATATAACAATAGATTCTTGCCTACTTGCTTCCAAGTCAGGCTCGTTTCTAATGCAGCAGCCTCATTTAATATAGACCGCAAGGCCGGTTCCACTCGGTCAGCACGGCGTTTGTGTTCTTCGCCTTCTCCCGCTGGCAACCTATGAATAGACGGTTCGTGGGCTAGTTGATGATCCACAGCGTGGTCAACAACAGACCGACCGCGCATGGGCCTATACCAATCTGGCCGATCCATGTTCTCCGGCCACAAAGAAAAGGTCCGGTTGTAGTATCTATCCACGTCCGACCATTTCGCCCGGGCGTCTGACCAAAGGTCAAAAAGATACTTACGGTGTGTCCGGATAGAATCAACTGTTGGTTTGGGTTCTTGTTCTGGCACTGCTACCACCGACCTTTAGCAAGTGAGCTTCTTCTCATTATATCGCCCCATGAGTCTTCCATGGGACTGCGCATGGGTCTACCCATCGGACGCGCATACCGGCGCATCTGCCAGGCTATGCCCACAGCCATTGGATAGTCATCGTGCGCTCCGCGGGCAGCCTCAATACGACCATCTTTCTCTGGATTCCGGATCACTGAGTAGAACTGCGCCAGGCCGTCTTCTGAAGGAACGGTTAATAATCGAGCATTGACTGCTTCGATTAGCTCGCCCCAAAGCAGCCAGCGATTACGTTCATCAGTGTGCCATCCTGCTTTTTCGCTTTCTCGATAATACAGTGAGGGATATCTTGCGGCTTGAGCCGAGGCAATCGTGAGTATCCCGGCATCGTTGTCTTCGATAGCCCAGATAGGATTATGATATCGTGCGAGTAAGGCCATCGATGCGATTGCGAGTTGATCTGGTGGGATAAGGTTACTCTGTATGTCGGCCACAACATAGCCCGTCTTCGTGTCAAGTACGACTGTGATGGCGTCATCTTGTCCTGTACCTCGTGATGTATCACTTGCAGCAGAATAGGTCTTACCCGGATGGAAATCTTGATAGATATTGGCCGTCACTACGCCCGCAGGCATTGTAATGACAGCCTTACGTGCATCGTCTTGCATTAATTTAAGAATGTCGTGGTCAAATGCAGCGATAGTACGCGGTGGTGCTAGGGCTTCTTCGTCACTAGCAGGGTATTCTTTCTCAAATAGGCTCTTATCTGCATACTCTGCCCGCCGTGCCTCATACCAAGCGTTGTCCCGGTCTGGGCGTACATTCCACCCATAAAACACTCTAGTGAACCCGTTATACGGTGATTCTTTGTACGTAGACTTGAACAACGTGTTCATGCGGGTAGCATTAGACGTAGAAACAAGGACCAATTGGCCGCCCACGTCATCAATAGTAGGCTTTACTGCCGCATAGTTAGAGTCTAAGTGCTCGTGGAAGTCCGCTTCGTCCATGATAACGAGCGAAGCAGTAGACGAACGGCCCGCTTTTTCAGTAGAAGGTAGTGCGCTGATGCTGGATCCAGTCTCTGGGAAGTAAAGTTCCTGTCTGGAGTCCGTCCCAAGGGGTGCACGTATGTCCGGTTCTAAGTTCTCATATATAAACCGGCACTTAGCCAGCAGTTTCTTGGCTTCGTCCTCACCCTGGGAGAGTAGAAGGACAACAGAACCTTGCTTGTACATGGCCATCCACAGGCCATAAGCTGCTAGCATCCATGAAGCCCCGGTCTGCCTGGACTTCAACCACACCAACAGCTTCTGTTCCTCTAATATGTGGCATACATCCACAAGATGCGGCCACCTTTCAAATGGAATAGTGCCTCGTCCCGGTTGTGGCTCCAGTATCTTGACAAAATCAAGAAAGTCCCAGAAGTTACGCTTGGCTAATTCAAAGTGCGCGCTAGCGCCCGCGCCCAAAATCATGCGCTTCTGTTCTTCCGTTAAGTCAGAAACCGGATTAACCGCAGTCAAAGCAAGCTTTTCTCCCACCGAACCTTTACAGATGCTGTCTGAGAAGCTTTACGGTAACGATTGTTTCTTACCCAATCATCCCCACTGGAAACCCGTCCCACTTCCCAGTTAGCCGCTTTATATATAGTACCGTGGTGCACATCAGTATCCTGATAGCTGATCAACCGCTCCATCTCAGGCCGATGTTCCTTTATATACCGTTCCATGTTGGCCAAACACCAAGAAGCTGTGTTCCTTGGTGCATCCGGTGCAATGGCAAACCGTCTTAATTCGAACCAAGTTTGCTGCGGCAACGCCCGGGCGACCGGATTAGACCACATAGCACTAGCATAATATATACCATCATACTCAAAACCAAAAGACAATGAGGGCATATTCCCCATTTCCGGCAATCTACTGTGCCACAACTTATTCAATTGCTTGGCTGTAGTGTGCGAAATAATAAGGGGCGAGAACTGACGGGGCGACTGTGGAGGTGACCCCTCCTCCCCGGGGCAGAAGAAAAGAGGACAGACCGCCCGCGTCAGCTCTCTCTCAGAGTATACTACCATAGCCGTTCTTCCAATTCGCGCGCATCTTTCTTATTAAGAATAACTCGTGTCCGCTGTACGTGGTAGCAAATACTCACATACGCACACTGGTCACAATGATTCGCTCGATTTAAGATCAGGAGACACAGATCCGGCATCGCCATCTTAGCGCGTGCCTGCCCACTCC